TCAGGAAATCCAAGACATCCTCGTCCTCAAAAACAACAAAGGAACAGAAGACAACAGAGTCAGAAAACTCGACTACTCTATCCAGTTAAGTAAAATATTCTATGAAAGATTTATACAGAATGAAGAGATCTCGTTATTTTCTCCACATGATTGTCCTAACTTATACGAGAGTTTTGGGACCGATAGCTTTGATGAGTTGTATACTGGCTATGAGAATAATGATGCAATCCCCAGAACCACAGTCGGAGCTCAAGAACTCATCCTTTCTTTACTTAAGGAACGTGCCGAGACAGGTAGAATTTACATAATGAATATTGACCATTGTAATTCCCACTCATCCTTTAAGGATAAGGTGGAGATGAGCAACTTGTGTCAAGAAATAACACTCCCAACAGTACCTATCAATCATATTGATGGTGAAGGTGAGATAGCATTGTGTATATTATCTGCTATCAATGTAGGTAAGGTCAAATCTGACCACGAACTTGAAGAGTTATGTGAATTAACTGTACGTGCATTAGAAGAAATCATTGACTATCAAGAGTACCCTGTAAGGGCAGCAGAGAAGTCTACAAAGGCACGTAGAAGTCTTGGAGTAGGATTCATTGGTCTAGCACATTACCTTGCTAGATTGGGTCACAAGTATGACTCACAAGAAGCATGGGATGCTGTGCATGGATTGTCTGAATCCTTCCAATATTATCTACTTAAAGCATCTAATAAGATTGCTGAAGAGAAAGGTGCATGTGAAGGGTTTAGTGGTACAAAATATTTTGATGGAGAATTACCTATAGACCATTATAAGAAGGATGTAGATGAGATTTGTTCTCTACCACTACATCATGACTGGGAAAAGTTAAGAGAAGACATTAGAATACATGGTCTTAGACATAGTACACTGTCAGCACAGATGCCTAGTGAGTCATCATCAGTTGTATCTAATGCAACCAATGGTATTGAACCACCTAGAGACTATCTTTCAGTTAAGAAGTCTAAGAAAGGACCACTTAAACAGATCGTTCCATCGTATCAATCTTTAAAAAACAATTACACATTGTTATGGGATCAGAAAGATAATACGGGTTACATTAACGTAGTATCCGTAATGCAAAAGTTCTTTGATCAGGCTATATCAGGTAACTGGTCTTACAATCCACAACACTTTCAAGATTCTGAGGTTCCTGTGTCCCAAATGGCACAAGATCTACTGAATACATATAAGTATGGGTGGAAAACTTCTTATTATCAGAACACATATGATAATAAAACTGACGAAATTGACCTAGAATCCCTAGTTGCTGACCTATCCAACCAAGAAGACTGCGAATCCTGTAAGATATGAGTATTAAAGGTATGACGGTTTTTAATAGAAACCGTGTCGATACATTAAATCAACCTATGTTCTTTGGACAACCACTTGGTGTTCAAAGATATGACAATTTTAAGTATCCTGTTTTTGATAAGTTAACTAATCAAATGCTAGGGTATTTTTGGAGACCTGAAGAGGTTTCATTACAAAAAGATCGTGGTGACTATCAGGAATTGACTGATCCACAAAAGCATATCTTTACAAGTAACCTTAAGTATCAGATCTTATTAGATTCTGTGCAAGGAAGGGGTCCTGGTATGGCATTTGCACCATACGTTGCTCTTCCTGAACTGGAAGGTGCTATGAAAGTATGGGAATTTATGGAGACAATACATTCTAGATCCTATACTTATATTATTAAGAATGTATATCCAAATCCATCAGAAGTATTTGATACTATCTTAGATGATGAACGTATCATTGCTCGTGCTCAGTCAGTGACTAAAGCATATGATGAGTTCATTAATTATGCACAGGAATATGGGCAGAGTACTGCTTGGAAAGAAGGTATGAGAGATCATCCTAACTCTGAATGGACAATGAAGGACTTAAAACGTTCATTATATCGTGCGGTAATGAATGTAAACATCCTTGAAGGAATTAGATTCTATGTTTCTTTTGCTTGTTCGTTTGCTTTTGGTGAACTGAAGAAGATGGAAGGTAGTGCTAAGATAATTTCCTTGATAGCAAGGGATGAGAACCAGCATCTTGTACTAACACAACAGATCATTAGTAACTGGATGAAGGGTGATGATCCAGAGATGAAAATTATTGCAGAAGAAGAGAAGGATAATGTAAAACAGATGTTTATTAATGCTGTTGACGAAGAAAAAGATTGGGCAAACTATCTGTTCCAAACTGGTACTATGATAGGTCTGAACGACAAACTGTTACAGCAGTATGTTGAATGGATTGCTAACAAACGTATGAAGGCAGTAGGTATTGACCCAGTATATGATATACCATTGAGAAATAATCCATTACCTTGGACTGAACATTGGATTAGTAGTAAGGGTATGCAGGTAGCACCACAGGAGACTGAGGTAGAGTCTTATGTTGTTGGTGGTATTAGGCAAGACATGAAAAAGAATAAGTTTACTGGATTTAAACTTTGAAAAGAACAGGGTATATTCAACGGAATAACAACAAGCATACCGAAGTTGTTAATCCATATACCCTTGCGTTCCAAAAACTTAATAGTATAGATCATTCCTACTTACTAAAGGTTAGTAATTATGATGAGAAAGCATACCAGTATGAGCATATAGATGGTGCATTAAAACTATGGGAATGGATCAATCAGTACGGTGACTTTGAATTGATCATGGAAATACAAAGTCAGATTGCTAGTCTATATAATGCAGTCTCTAAAATTTCCTGTAAGATATTACGTGGTAGTACATATGTTCTAACCATGGATGATATGAATTGCCATAACATAGTAGTATCACCTTCAAGGCAGGTGTATATTATTGATTATGAACAGTTCATCTGGGTGAGTAAGCATATAGCATTAGAGTATGCTAATCAACAGATGACGAATTTGGGCATAAGTATGAGACTAAATTACAATACGTGGATGACACAGGAGATGTTGAAGTCGTTATGTTAACACAGTCAGCAAAAGCAAAAGGTAGGAGACTACAACAGTGGGTAAGAGAACAACTCATTGAGAAGTTAGACATACACCCAGAAGATTTAGAGTCACGTAGCATGGGTGCTGGTGGTGAAGATCTCATCATGGCAAGAGCAGCACGAGAAAAGTTCCCATACAGTATAGAATGTAAGAACCAAGAGAAAATAAATATTTGGGAGGCATATAGTCAGGCATCTTCTAACTCTGGTGAGCATGAACCTATAGTATTCATCAAAAAGAATGGTAAAAAACCCTTAGTTGTTTTAGATGCTGAGTATTTTTTAGATAATCATGAAGTTTTACTTTGACGGTTGCTCATATACTTATGGTGGTGGGTTAGTAGAGAATGGATATTCTCTTGAAGATCGTTGGAGTACATTAGTTTGTAAGCATTTTGGTGCAGAGGAATATAATTTTGCTGAAGGTGGTGCAAGTAATGATTGTGTGTTAAGACACTTTTTTACTGGGCAAGTGTATGAGGAAAAAAGATCAAAGGTAGAAGACATAAGATTTGATCTAAATGATTTTGATTTCTTTTTTATACAAACTACATATCCTACTAGGTTTGAGTATTTTGATGAGATGAAACAGAGGTGGTCACCTTTGAAAATTAGGATGAATACTTCAAGAAAATCTATTTACCTAATCAAATGGTTAGAATACTATTATAAGGAGGTATATTCAGATAACTATGGTAGGGTAAAGGAGATTGGCACAGTTAAATCAATAGAATCTCATTTAAAACTTCTGAATAAACCATATTTTTTAAGTACTATTATTGATAATCCTGTCATGACTTATGATTTAGAAATAAATAAGCGAGATGATGATCGTAACTTCAAGTACGATAGGTTGCGTTGTCGACATCCATCTCCTAGAGGTCACCGCCAACTTGCTGATGATATTATAAAGAAGATTAAGATATGAGTATTAGTAATCCTGTTATCGGTATACATTCTGATAGTTATGAGAATAATATAGTTCCTGAAGACACTTCAGATCCATTAGTACCTAACTACGGACCTTATTATTACAGTTCAAAAGATACAAGATACAACAGTGGGCTAAATGAACTTGGCAATAATATAAGAAATGTTTATTGTCAAATATCTATAATAAAAAAGTACCAAATATTTTCTCATGTATCTAGAAATATGGCAGGTGCTGAAAAGCAAAAATATATGCTTAATAATTATGGAAGAATTTTACATGAAGGGATAACTGACTTGAAACCTGAAGAAGAAGCTTTTTTAAATGAATCTAATAAAGACGTTTTCAAGGGCATGTTTGAAAGATTTGAAATGCAATTATATTATATGAAAAATAAAATAGGAGTCTTTCGTGATCCTATTTTTCCTGACTCTTATACTTGGGCTATACCTAAGTTTACTTTTACTCATGAGGAATCTTTTGATTATAAGAAACCACATTTGTTCGTAGTTAATCAGGAGTTTCGTCGTGGTATGACTTTAGATCATAAAAGATATGATGATGAAATGAAGTTCTGGCAGTATAAACATTACGAAGAGTTCCATGTTAATGATCCTACAGTTATTTGGGGTCCTAATGACATTGCAGGGCATAATCTACTGTTTGATGATGCTGATAAAAAAATATTTTTCTTTGATTGTGAAGGGTTCACAAAATTTAATTATACTAAAGTTGATAAATTTAGATATAAAGTAATGTCTGTTTTTAATCCCAATATAGGTGAGTATTTACCAGGGAAAGATTGTAATACACCACATGAAGTCATAAAGAATGATTGTATTATGAACAATTCTGTTAAAATATTTTTTAAAAAACTTTTTTTATATGAAAAACTTATTTTTAATTTTCAATTTATCAGGCAAATGGATGAAGAGGTACTAGAAAAGATATCAGGTAATAATTTTAATGAAATTAAAAAATCTTTTGAAGAAAGAGAAATTAGATTTCAAAATTGGTTTCACCATGAAGGTGAAAAGGTTATGCAGATGACTGATCACTATGTGAAAGCACCTAATTTAAAAGATATATCTAGAGATAGATATCCAGACTTATATATTGGAAGGTATATATAATACACACTTTATAAATTTATGGAACTCCCCCAAGATTGGAGGTACTGTGACGACCACTTGAAGTTAAGAGCTTCTGCTTTTCGTTGCTTATCCCACCACCTTGAAGATCATTGTAGAATAGTCTATGAATTCTGTTCTGATTGGACAGAAACACACACTGACATCACTAACATTGAACAGGAATTTCAAAACTATCTTAGGTCTATAGTATGGACAAGTTACTTAAAATCATGACCGTTGTGTCATTTGGAACATCACTATTCGTACTTGGTGGTGCTGGTTATCTCTATTTTAATATGGATAACATCAAAGAGGCAGCAAAGGAAGCAGCAATTGGTGCAGCAGCAGGTGCTATTGGTACACCATCTCTTCCACCTATGACAGATGGAGCAATGCCAATACCAAGTCTACCTTCTGCTAAATAAAGCTGCATAATCATATCATTATGGCAGATCCAAAGACTGCGAAAGCAGAAGTAAAGACTGATGATACCAAGAAGAAAGGATTCTTGGGGTCATTAAAAGATAAGATGGACGATAGGGAGGAACAGTTAGAAATTCTGTCGACTTTTGTCCGTTTGGGTATTTTGGTTTGGTCGGGGGGAATATTGACCCTTGCGTACGTAGATCTTCCACCAGCACTACAGATACCAAAGCAAGACCTGGACCCGACTTTCATAGCCTCGGTTTTCACAGGTGTTTTAGCTACATTTGGAGTCCAAACTGCCAACAAAAAGAATGGTAATGGTGCAGCAAATGGTGGTGGTGTAGGTATCACTAAAGCTGATATGGAAAAACTCATTGAAGCAGCAAGATCTAGCGGTCCTGTTCAAACTATTAAGGTTGAACAAGCACCACTAAAGATTACTACTGAAAAACCTACTGAAGAAAAGTTTACCTTGTAACACAATGAAATTAGATTTTACAAAATGGGCTATTATTGGATTGAGTGGTTTGATTGGTGTGTCTCACATCGGTATGATTGGATTACTTGGTACACGTAAGGAACCTATAGCACAAAGCAAGTGGCCTTTAATCAATTTACCTGCTGGTGACTATACTTCATACGAAGTTGAAGCTGGAACAGAAGGTTATGCTATTAAGTATCAGGCTAATGATCCTAAGATCATGGAAGTCAATAAAGACATCGTAAGAAAAGGTGGATTCTTAGGAGCACAGACTGAGACTACTAAGGTATACGAGCAGTATACTATGGATGGATCGAGACATCATGGCGGTCCTGTATCTACTAGGTCGGCATGGATAGATCCATCAGCGTTGTCAGAAGACGGGAGTAGCCAGAAAGCAGTTAGTGACAAAACCATCGAGTGCATCAAGGCACAGGGTGGAGCCTCACAGTCGGGTAGGCTTGTGGGATCTAGCGTTGGTGCTAGTCTTGCTCCTTCCGTTAGTGGCATTCCCTTTGTTGGGTGGCTTGCTAGTGGCTGGGTTACTATGTTTG